GCGCATTACATGCGCTGGCATGGTCAAAGAACACCGCCAAGAATGGCAGGCGCGATGTTTTTACCATCAGGCGGTGCTTATGTATGCCGGTCGTTTAGCCGACGAAGATTAGACAACGTTTGGCATTACGGTCTTGTGGTTGTTGTAATGACCCGTCAAGGCATACGACTTCAGCGGAATTGACGACATTCTGAAGAAGACCATTTGACCAATAAGCAGATTGGGATACAAGGGCAGCGGATGAAAGCGACGTTCGTTCTTCAGCTCAAGCGTTAAGACAGACGTTCCGGTTGAACCCCATGCTGGATCGCACCAGCCAGCAAGCATGTGGCCGTAAAAATCGCGGGCACGGCTTGACTTGAGTACAAATTGTGCGCTGATGCTGTCCGGCAAATTGAACTGCTCAATTGTTTCAGCCAAGCAAACTTCGCCGGGCAGCAAAAGGTAGGGGTCATCCTCTGTTCTCTCTGAAATATCAATTCGCATCAGCTCTGGCTGATCGCGAACCTCAATCATCAAGTTAAGGCCAAGACGCACGTCAAGACTTGCGGGATTCAGTAGTTTTTCATCAAAAGGCCAAACCATTTGAGAAGCTTGGCACAGGCTGCGGATTTCCCAATCAGCAAGAACAGACACGCGTCAAAATCAGATCTGCTAACGATACACCGGCAAACTTTATTTATCCAGTGACTGCAGGATTTTTCGTTCGTTTTCGTATGGTTTGCGTGCATCTATGTAATCCTGCACATAAGGCGCCAGCCATTCCTGCGGTGGCCAACAGTTCTCCCAGTTCACCGGCTTGGCGCATTGCACAACAACTGTTGACCAAAATGCGACAAGGTACGACCACAGCCAATAAAAATCACCCATCATCAACAAGGATCAACCAACCAGATTTTTCGCCTTCAACCATCCAGCGTTCACGAAACAGTGAGCGTGGCACCTCAATGTTCTTGCCGCCAGACGTTGTGTCGTGGCCACCGTAAAGCATGTTGGGCGTTCCCATCGGATCATGCAGAACAAAATGCTCTTTGCTAAATCCGACAACAACACTCCAATGACCGCAACCGCGTTCGTCACATATTGGAGGTTCGCCGCGTGATAAATCGCCACGATGCAGCCACCCAACAAGGACAGGCCGACCGCTGGCAATTTCCGCTTCTAACACAGCCTCATCACCGTCAGTGCGAAACTCTGCATTTAATTCAAGCTTTCGCAGCGCGTCAAGCTGAGCTGAAACTTCAATCGTGTCACCAAATTGCTCGCGCACTTTGCCATATTCTTCTGCTGTTTTGACAGCACCATGCAAAGCTGCGACCATCGCTGCAGAAGCGTCAAAACACCTGCGATACCCTTTGTCTAGGGATAGCTGGTGAAAGTACGGCACGTAAGCACGTTGAGCGATGCCGCTTTCTTTCCAGGCTTCAAACCATGCTGCATCCTCAGCCAATAGCTCTGACGGCATTGCATCTTCAAGCTCTTTGATCGCCGCCAATTGATGCGGCGTGCCTCGGAAGAACTCGAAAAATGGATGAAGACTTAAAGCCACGGCAAAACTGCTGAGCAGTCTGATCACTTCTCAACCCTAGTGGCTGGAAAGAGATTTGCCTCGACAAACGCTACAACTTTGTCGTCAACTGTGTTGCTGGTCTCTTCGCTGACTTTTTTCAAGCAATCGATCAGCAGCTTTTTGACGGCATCAGATTTGATGAACGCAAAAAGGATCGGACGCAAAAGCAAGATCATCGTGTCTTATCGCGATCAACTTGAGTCTAAGCACGTTTTTCGCGCACTTCCAACTGCGCGACCGAACGTTCAAGAGCGCCGATCCGGTTAAACACTTCAGAGTCTTTGCTTTTGATGTCCGCGTGTAGCACGTCCAACCTGCCTGTCAGTGATTCAACCGCAGTGGCTAGCCTGACCAGAGATTCCCTGCTCTCTTGGCCTTGTTTTGACAGGCTTGAAATGCTTACGCCGGCAACAGTAATCGAAGCCCCAGCAACTGCAGCAAGGATCTCAACCACTGATCTAATTTAAAGTCTTCTCCATCATGGCCGATTCTTTGCAAGAGCAGGACCAGGAGCAACATTCAAGGCTTGGTGATTTTGTAAAGCTTGCGGTACTTGGTTGGAGCATGGCAATCCTGACCGCAAATTATCTTGGCGTGTTCAAGCAATCGCTAGACCCAACGTTTCCTGCATCACTCTTGACCGGCACCATGGCGGCCATGGGTGTCAACATCAGACAAAACAAGAAAAAAGAAGATCCTAAACTGAAACAAGCAGACGCTCCGAAATGAAACGCCTAGCCCTTGCTGCAGCTTTGGTCGTTGGCGTGCCTGTCAGCGCTCAAACCGTAACGCCACAGTTTACGCAAGGTTCGTACACCGCCACCACAACCACCAGCCAGACGATCACGGAAACAATTCAGCAACAGGTTTACGGATCTGCGCTAAAGACTTGGAGTGGTACTAATGTGACGCCAAGCGCCGACATCGCCGGAGCTGGTACGACATTCTCTGTCACCGACAACACTCAGCCTTGGCAACTAGAAACCACGACAAGGGCCGCCGGTTTGATCGAACAAATCGACACCACACGCACCATTACGACCGATTCGGTCACGGTTGGTCTAAGTGTCTTTTCGCAATAAACCTATGCCTTCACTTTGGTTTGACCGCTCCAGCAGCAGCAAAGGAAGGCGACGTTTACAGCACCGCTCAACCGCAAGCAGCTGCAACAAGCAACAACACAAACCAGTCGGTACAAATCAACCAGAGTGGCTCGTCATCCCGTCAGCAATTTGGAGCTGGCTTGTCGTGCAATGGAGCGACTTTTAACGTCACACCTTTTTATCTCGGTAACGACTCAATCAGCAGTAACTATCAGCGCAGCAACAATTGGGGTATTCAAGCCGGCGTGACAGTTCCGCTTGACGGAAGCATTACAGAAATGTGCAAGCAAATGGTTGAGCGCAAGCTTGAAAAGGAACGCCTTGACTACGAGCTGGTTCGTGCTTTGAAATGTGCCGAATTGATCGACAAAGGTTATACATTCAGACCTGACCATCCCTTATTTGTCGTCTGCGAACACGTTGTCTCCATCGAAGCTTGGCGTCTGACTCAACAAGATTCACCGACCGCACCACCTTTAATGCTGCCAACTTCTTCACCGCAGTCTTCATCACAGGTTTCAGAACTTTTGTCAGACGCTGAACCAGCGGACCAGCAGCCATCGTTGCCGCAACAGACGCCAGAGCAGCAACTCCAGCAGTTGCTGCAGCCGTGGTAAGCACCTCTTCTTTTGGCACAGTTAATTTGATGCTTGTGCCCGGTAGCGTGACCTTAGTCGTCTCTCGTATCGATGAAGTCTCTTCCGGGATACTTATCGCTGGCAGCGGTACTTGCACTTGGGTTTGTGGTTGGGGTTTTTCTGCCTGCGGCTTTGACTCCTCTTCTTTTTCGGCATCTTCTTCTGCAGCCTGCATCTGACGAATTTGTTCAGCAGATGGCAAAACCAATGGCTGATATGAAGGCAATGGTGCCGATGGCACCGGCAACGTCATGCGTTGAGGAACAGGCGGCAAAACCACAGGTTCCGGCAATTTTATCGCTGGAATAATTGGCGGCTCGCCCATAAAAAAAGGCTCCCGCGAAGGAGCCTCGGTGTAGTGTGATTGCTTTTAGCTTAATCAGAACTTGTACTTCATGCCAGCCTTTGCACCGAAGGCGGCATCAGTGTCTTCAAACTTAGCAACAGACACTTCGCCGTAGAAGTCAAGCTTTTCGGCAACAGGTGTAGAAAAACCTGTCTTAGCCGAGAAACCAACTTCAGCGTCTCCGCCATCAGGCATGGCAACAGAAGGGCCGCCCTGCAGATAAAAAGCGTCCTGCTCATAACCTACGTGAGCGTCAAGCACTCCACCAAGAGAGTCGCTTCCGCTCCAACCGTGGTTGTATTCTGGATTCAAGTAAAAGCCGCCAGCCATAGCGCTGCCAGCAGACAGTGCAAGTGCGCTAGTAGCACAAAGAAAGGGCTTAAGCATGTGGATAGGTAAAACCACTGAAATAATAGCTTGATTGTCACTCGAAAGGATCTGACTTGCCGGCCAGAATTCTGACCGCACGCTTGTAGTACCAGCTATCAGTTTTTCCTGCCTTTTCAAGAGCTGACTTGATTTTCATCCAGTTGGCTCTTGTCTCGGCATCCATTACTTACCTTGACCGCGTGGCATTTTTTTATTATGGCGTGGCCTGCTGTTTGTGCCATTCCCTTGACGGGTTTTTTTAGGTTTTCCAGGCTTGAAATCAACGCGAGCTAAACCAGTGCGCGATTTTGCAGGCATCAGTCGTTATCGGAAATGTCGGCAAAGTTTAGGCCTTTGTATTTCAAAGCTAGACCTGTGTAGAGACCATGCTGCGGATGATCCTTGGCGTTGCGACCGTCGTGCGCGTATAAAGCATCAATCCACGACTGAATGTTGCCCATCGCCTCAACATCTTCCGCACCAGGCTTGGACGGAATCATTGGATCAGGTCGCTGCATCAGGACGGTTTGGTTGGCCAGGTCACAGTGTAAGGAAAGCCTTCTTGGCTTGGAACATCCCGCAATGCTTGGCGATATTCCGTCCAAGTTGACGCGACACTAGAGTCGGACAGCTGCGTCCAATCAGTTTCAGCCAAAAGCTGATTGCGCTTTGCTCGCGTATTTTGTGCGGCGGTTGCCTGAATCTGCTGC